CTTCAAACCGACGTTGTTTTGTTCTAAAGAATCCTTCCAACTCAGGCTCTTGTTTCATCAGAAGTCTGCTGTATAAAGCCCTGTGATTGTTACACAATTTAAAGATGGGGTCATTTGTTGTCATGGCTCTATGATATCGGACGATCTCAAAGATTGCCCCAATACCATAGAAGTCTCTGCCCGACTTCTTTAAATTCAATGCAATTTTCTTGACCTCCTCATACACATGAGGGTTGTCCATGTGGAAAGCTAAGAAAGCCAATTCAATCTTGTCTTCGTCGTTCATATTATTTCTCCCAAGACATTTTATGTAAGGTTACCGGCACTGTCCTACTGCTGACAAGCTGGCTCCTGCTGATTTTCGCGGTGATACCATTTGGTCCTGCTTTTGGACTGACGGGTATTTCTGGCCTGTAGTTTTGCCTATAGTAGTGCTTATAACTCTTCCAGAACTTCTTGGCTTCTACCATCTTTCTGCTCCTTAGAATGGTATCTCATCGTCGAGTTCCTTACGCTCAGGTGTCCGTGCTTCCTTGGGCTTAAATGACAGGCTGTAAAACCCCCGTCCATCCTTCTCCTTCTTCCATCCGGAGAGCCAGTACCCCACGCCATCGACGGTCGCACTACCGGATATGTCAGGATGCTTGTCAGTTTCCTTGCGATCATTCTTACTGATGATCCCGCTGTTATCGTACGTCATCGTTGATCTCCTTCTTGATTTGTTTCTTGGCAGCCTTGCGCTCTGCGCTCCAGAATACTCTCTTCCAGTCTTTCAAATGATCCCACCACTGCGGTGCAGATGTGAGGATGCCTTTCTTCTTCGTCGCCATCAGTTTGGTTCCTTCCATTCAAGTGCCTTGAACGCACCGCAGGAACTCTTGCTCTTGCCACTTGCGTTCAGCAGCCTCTGCGGCGTTCCATAGGGCGTCCCCTTCGACAACATTTACGGTACCCCTTGCGGCTCCCCATCCGGCGTCCCACCTGCGTTCGGCAGCCCATGAGGCAACCTCTGCGGCGTACTCTCCGGCACTTGCGGCGTCCCATGCGGCGTGTAACTCTCCATTGGTTGCTTCGCCATTTGCGTGCCGCTCTGCAACGTCAATCGCGTTTTTAACTTCAGGGACAGTAATCAGATGCTCAACCCGTCGGGCATACGCAACCATCAACAACCGCCATTCTTTCGCGTATTGAGGTTCAGCGCGACAACACCATAGCGCATCGTCCAGACCGTTGATTTCAAGGATCGTAGCAAATGGCAGCACATCATCGTCCGCCGTTGTTTTGCCAAGTCCGGCGAGTAGGTTTGTCAACTCGTCTTTGCATTGTGGGTGTTCGCGTATTCTGTTTAATGTCGTGGTAATCATACCTTCTCCTTCAGTAGTGCTTCCCGCTGTAGTCCTATGCTCTCTGACAGTTCTTTTAATTCTTCCCGCAGCCGCTCGGTCTCGTTCTCACGCAGATACCAACGCCGCTCGTAAAGTTCGTGATTTGCGTTGGATTCTTTCAACTCCTTCCGCAACCTTTCAATCTCGTCGGTCAGTATCTTATTGGCCTCACGCTCGCTGTCTAATGTCGCTTTGGCGGTATATGCTTCTTGCGCGTTTGGCGGTTCTGGTAATGGCATCCAATGGGAAGGCGTGTTTTTTCCATCCAATGGATACCACATACCACCTTCAGGAATACCAAACTGCGACCTAAAACTTTTTTTGAACTCGGACCAACAACAAATATATCGGCTCCATCCATAACCAACCCCAAGGTTCTTTGCCCCAAGAAAAATCTTTCCATCTTTCGGCGCAGTTTCAATAGGTTGCCAATCTGTCATCACTCAGTTCCCATCCAAGTTATCACCACGATCATCACGCCGAGGCATTCCATCGTAGAGGGTTTCCTTCAATCCCTCGCTGTACCCCATCGCATATGCGGAATCGTATCCATTCCTATATGCGGCATCCAACTGCTGTTGTGACACTTCCCGAAGTTTCTCAATTATGTCGGCGGCTTCGTGGGCAATGTAATCAAACGGAGGTTCATTATGTTCCCGCAGTCTTTCAACGATATCCATTACTTCCCACCTGTCTTTTCAAAGTACCCCTGTATTGCGGCAAGGGACATGTTATAATCTTTCATGGCATTTGCCTCCTTTCTCTCTGAACTTGCTAACTCTTTCCTGAACTTGTTTGTTGTGGCGCGTTGCCCGTAGTATTCAAGCATCTTTTTAGTAAAATCTTCCAGTAATATCTCTATGTCTTTGTTCATCACTTTTGTTCCTTTTCCTTTGGTGGGTCGATCTTCCAGTAAGAATCACACACGGTCGGTCCTCTGCCATCCCGCCAGTACGGTTCTTCCATGAACCACGACTGGTTGCGACCGTTTGGCACTGTGCCGCTCTGCGGTGCGCGGAAACAAGTCTCGGCTAAAGGGCATGTCTCGCCATTGCACATGGTGATATCGGGAATGGTTACCTCCTTTGAAATGAGTGGTTTTTTCCGTAACTTTTCAATCTCGTCTGCCGCACGTTTTAACAATCTGCGGAGAACAATTCTTGCTTCCCTGTCCTCGTCATGGTCGTCGGGTAAAGAATCCGACCTCAACTCCCGCAAAATGTCCACTGTCTATGATCTCCAGATTGAGTGGATGAGGATGGCGACGGCGGTGATAAATACCACCGCTGCCAACGATTGCATGATTGCAAGTCCGACAGGACTAATCATAAGAACCGCTCCTCCTTAAGATGAAGACCCATCGTCTCCAGAACTTCCTTGATCTCGTCGAGACATACGCGACCGAGGTTTGGAATGAGTAATAGGTCGTACTCTGATTGCTTAATTAGGTCGTCAAGGTAGATGATGTCATTATTCGTAAGACAATTTCTTGTGCGAACCGACCACTCCAAATCGTCAACCCTTCTAAGTAACGCCTGTCTTACCTGATCCACTATCTCGTCATGCACTACCCTTTTGTCTTCCATACGTTGTGCCTTGGCGCAGATACACGTAATATAAAAGGGGCTTAGGTTAAACTCTTTGGCTATTTTTGCGTAAGTAGCCCCGTGTTTTCTACGAGAAACAATCTTCTTGTTTCTCTCTTCAAATTTCTTGAGTCCCATCACGCTTCTCCTTTTTAATCTGTGTCTGCTACATAATGATCATAGTCGTCCCGATCCGAGCGGAGATAAATACTTATTCCGTCTTCGTCATCATGCCATTCATTGATGTAGAAGCGTTCACCCGAGTGATAGAAGTATACCTCTATCTTTTTGTTCTTGACCGTTTGGAGTTCACTAATCATCTCTTCAACCGTACGCATGGACATTTCCATTGGTCGTTCCTCAACAATTTTCATTGTCAGTCGTTCTTTTCTAGGGCTAGTTGGTACGCCTCTTCTATTTCCTGTTCTAAACTCTTTTCTTCATCGTCGTCGTTGCCGTAAATAGTCTTCTTCGAAAAGAAACCTTTCTTCTTTGACACCTGTGGCATCTTTGCAGGGTCGATCTTAAACTTAGATACAATATCAGGAAACTTTTCACCGGCCTCATCGACACCTGTCGGCTCTCCTCCGACCTTGATCTGCTCGACAACCTTGGCGATGTCCTGCTCCACCGTCCGGATAGAACTGTCGCACTGTGATGATGCAAGCGTAGCGTATCCCGCCACGTCGTCCCAATGATCACGGAAGTGCGGATCTCCGGAGCCGAGGCGACCAAACTTCGACGCCATGGAATCCAACGCCTCACGTTGCGCGTCATTCATCCTTTGCCAACCGTCAGTTCCACGCATGATCTCGCGGAACATCTGCGCGATACTGGCAACCTCCCCATAATTGCCGTGGGTCTTCTGCCGTTCGTTTAATAAATCAATTGTCATTGTCGTTAAGCCCTTCTTTCTTGCGCATCTCTCTGATGCCGTAAATTACAGTTGAGTGATCCATGCCGCAGTACCGTGCTATCTGTATGAACGAAATGCCCTCGTCCCGTAACGCACAGAACACCTTCCTTCGAACATCGACCAGATGCTTCTTCCTCGAAGACTTGAACAAGAGACGCCACGGGATGTCGGCCTCTTCCAAGATGAACAAGACCACAAGCTTGAAGCGGTTCGGCAATGAACAACCGTCCAGTAACGAACGCCTCTTCAGTATTGCCTGATCCTCTGTGGTCGCCACGACCGTCAGGACAGGCTCTGGCGGCTTTCTAATGATTATGGGTAGTGGGGTAGCGGACACACCCTTGTTGAGCCTCTGGCGCACGTCCTTGTAGTTTTGGATAAAGGTTAAGTCGTTCATGCCAGTGCCTCTTTGAGTTTGTTCCGGCTTTCTTTGTCCATCGAATACCCGTCGGCGTAGACGGTAGAGATGGTTACTCCTGCGGGTAGGATCTTTCGAAGTCTCCAGACCACAACCTTTGCGTAATACAGTGGTGGCTCCGTCCTTCTGCCGAACTCTTCTGCGACAGTGACGATTGCCTCCTGCGATACGAAGTCCCTCTCCAAAAACAATTTGATGATTGCGCTGAGTTGCGGCGTCGTCTTCAAGACCTCTCGGATCTTGAGATACACGCTGTCCCTCTGGAAGATGCGTTCGAGATCCTCTGCGCGGTTCTTCCAGTATTCAATGTCCTTGGTCATCTCAATCACTTTCGTCGCGGAGGTTGTAGCAATAGTAGTAAATACCTTGCTCAATTTCGCTCTCGTAATCTTCGTAAATACTGGCCTTGAGTATCTCCCACGGGATTGTATCGTTTGATACTTGGTTCCCGTCTTCGTCCAGTACGATCAAGTTGAAGACCTCCGTGATGTCTATCCTCTCTTCTGTGAGATCAAAGTCTACCTCGACCTCGCCAGTCGCAAAGTACTCGACACCGTCATGTTGAACCTTGTGATCCTCAAACGGTTGGTTAATGTTTCCGTAGTCAATTGGACGTCCTCCGCTCACAGTTTTACCCTCCCATTACTTCATTGAGACGAAGCGCATCGCGCCGCTCTTTCCACAGATACTCATAGGTCTTCTCAGCCATGTCGTCCCGTTCTTCCCTGAAGCGGCGGTCGATCTCTGCCGCATAGCTTTCCAACATAATCGATAAGAATGCCCTGTCGCTTGAGGCTATTTCAATGGCATAAACGACACGGGTCTTCGGCACATAATCAGTGGACATTGGCTTCCTCCTTTCGTGATTCAATAACGTCTTCGTCTTCCTCCAGAAAGTCGATCATCTCGCCGACCAAATGGAGCAACTCCTTCGGGTCATCCCACACCGATCCAAGCAGGGCTGACTTCAGGGCGAAGTCCAACTGTCCGTAGATGAGGACGCCCCCTGCGGCGTTGACCGTCAGTCCCTTTGCCCGTGCCTCATTGTAGAGGGTGACGGCAGTCTTCTTCAGGGCGTTCTCAATCGCCATTGAAAAGTCTATAAAGTCTTCCTTCGATACCCTGATTTTCTCACTCATGTTCCGTCTCCGCATTCATCTCAATGACCTTGTAGCCGTGTTCGATGGAACTTTCCTCGACGAGACTGGGCGACACACCCCGTAGTTCGTCCGGTGTCCAGATGATCACGGCAAAGCCCAAAGTGTTTAGTGTGGTGGCGATCTCGTAGATGTTGATGGGGCCGTTGATCACGCCCGTAAAATGCTCTGACATATTCTTTCTCCCTCATGGACGCAGTTTTTTAAGTAGTTCAAGCGGAACACTGTTTGACGTGATCTCGCAAATGTATCGGAACAGTTCGTCGTAAGCCCTGATCTTCGAAGGCAGTTCGTCGAACTCAATGCGGATGACATCAAAGTTCTTGCGGTCTTCGACAGAGTTGTGATGGTTGGGCAGGGTCTCAACATGACATACTACCCACTCGCGGAACTTGTCTTCCGACATGTCACTTTCGATCTCGTAGACATCAGTTCCAGATGTCTCGACAGTCACGCGGTACTTCGTCATTGGCTTGTAGTCGGGCATGGTCTAGTTCCTTTCTGTGAACGTATGGTTGATTATTAATTGACGGTTCGTCCTTTGTCCAATGTCCATTGAACATAGCTGATATGCTCAATGGACATGGCTTGGTTATACAAACATTTCCCGAACATCGTCCACGGTCAGGAAGCGGATCTTCTCCCGCAACTCTGCGGCGGTGGCGATTGCCGGTGTGCTGTCGCCCTCGTCGTCAGTGTGGCCGAACACAAGACCTTTTCCTGCGATGGGTTGCAGACCGTACAACATCCAGAAGTGTTCGGGGCTGTTCATCAGCCCTTCGTCATCCACGTAGATGTCACCGTAGTCGGTGAAGATCACATCGAAGTTATGGGCGTCGATGGTCGGGGCGATGGTCTGCCAGTCGCCATTGTGTTCGTGTTCGGTGATGGTCTGATTCTTTGGATCGATAAGAAGTGTTCTCATGGTCTTGCCCTTTCTATGGTTGAAGTGACGGCTTGCATGGTTTCACTGGTGAAAGGCCTAATACGGGGACAGCTCCAGAACCTTGCCTTGTAGTGCCTCGGTCGTCTTGGGGAGTAAACCTAGCGAAACCCAAGACGGCTCTACACTTGCCCGTTGCCGTCGCGGATGCAGGAGGAGACTAACCGCCCCCGCGTTTCGTAGGTTCCCATTCGAAGTGGGAACCGAATTTCTTGAAATGATATTCCATGTACTTGAGGAGCCATTGAAGGTCTGTTGGCTCGTCGAGCATCTCCAAGCTGTGGTCGTAGTTGGTTTCCTCAGTAACGTCTCCGTCCATCAGCTTGCCATGGTTGCTCAACACATAGGACGCGATGATCTCCATGTTGTCACCATTGTGGAGTGAGAACGAATGAGACAGGGTTGGGTCGTAGGTCATACTGCTTTCTCCCGTGGAAGGCGGGGGGCCGAAGCCCCCCTGATTGTTAGGCGGCTTCCTGCTCTTTGAGCAGTGACCGTTCGTGAGCGACCTTCGCCACCTGCCCAAAGGCAGTGAGGATTGTTCCGCACTGGTCGATGGCGTAGCCCTCGAAAATCTTGAACGTCTTCTTGTTGAACTCCGCCGCTGTCATGTTGCTGACGTTGGCACGCAAGCCGATGTGGTTCTTGATGTCCTGAATGGTCAGATAGATCGTGGTCGGGGGTTGGTAGTATTCCAAGGCGGGGCCGTACAGCTTCTGGTGGATGGCAACCCGCCTGAAGACTTCATCCACGTTGCCTACTTTTATTTCGTTGATGCCAATACCCATGAGGCCGAATACAAGGTACTCGGTGACAGGATGCCACTTGTTCTCGTTGAAGGGCGAGGTGGTGATGGTTTGGAAGTCCTTGACGTTCGATACACTAAAATTGAGAGCCATGATATTTCTCCGTTGTCCGGCTCGTCAGCCTTTCTCCCGCTGACAAGACATAGAATATCATAAGTTTAAGAAAGGTCAATGGGGGAGGTTTGATATTTTTGCATGGGTGGTATGCGTTTTGTGCATGGCTCGGTGTTTGGGGATCAGTGTCCATGGTCCATTGTCCACTTTCCTTATAAGGGTGAGCAGGATATTTTTCAGATAGTCTGTAAGTCATTGAAGATACGGAGATAGTGGGATATCGGCCCCACAGAGAAATTATTTTTGTGTGTGTTTTTTTCTGTGTGTCCAATATCTGACTATCTCCGTATCTTCAATGACTTATCCACTATCTGGAAAATATCTCAATATCCAAGCTTTATCCCCCCACGCGAGGGACAGATTTGTTTTTCTCTGCTATGTATTTGTAATCGCTGGGATACCCCCCTTATAGGGGAAAGTCTGTTGACGGGAAGTTGACCACATGAAGGATCGCAAGAAAACCCATAAGCCTATTGTCTCAATCCCTCCTCTCGGCTCTGCGAAGGCGGAGAAGGGAATCACGCAAATGCAGGAGCAGTTTTGTCGATACTATGCCATCGACGGACTACCGCAGGGCGAAGCCGCTCAGAAGGCGGGATATGTGGACTACCACACAGCCGCGTCGAAGTTCTTGAATGGTCGAACCTACCCGCTTATCGTTGAGCGTGTCAGAGAACTGAGGGCGGAGGTCGCCAAGGTGCATGAGGTCACCTACGACAGTCATATTGTGCAGTTGGCGAAGATTCGGGATCTTTCGATAGCCGCCGGAAACTACCCCGCCGCTGTTTCCGCTGAGAAGCAGAGGGGAGCCGCCGCCGGTCTCTACATCAGCCGCTCTGAGGTTCTG